AATACACATACTGCTATTTTCATTAAAAAGATAGCCAACACACAAGATTACAATAAAGGAAAGCCATGCTGCTGTAATTAGATTTCTCGTAGCTAAGAAAAAGATCATAAAAATAATAACACGTCTGAACCATGGTTGATTTAAGAATTTCTCCTGCTCCTTTGTAACTTCAAGCGGAAGGAAACGCCCACCAATATTAAGCGCAAACATTGCAGTTGCAAGAGCATAGGGGGATGATGCTATTTTCGCCATTGTTGCCTCAAAGGGTCCACTGGGTGGAGGAACCGCTGGTGGTGGACCAGAGAAACTCATCTATCTCCTTTTATCAATAAAAAATCAGAATAAGACTCTTAGGATATTTGTATCATATTTGCAATATACATTGAAACTGCTAAAGCTGTAAGAAGACCAACACGAGGACACCATTCCGCCCCTAGCCATATACTAAATAGAAAGACTATCCTCCATAGTGGTGATTCCCACAGTGCAACCATTGTTGATGGATATGCCATCCGGAGAGCAAGGCTTTCAAAGACGTTCCATCCTAAGAGCAAGAAGATCATAATGCTACGTAATATCATATCCAAAACCCCATGAGGTTCTAGATGTTTGGAAGTTTCATCCATCTTACTTTATATGTATGTTTCTATTTGTAATAGGAAGAAATCTACTTATATGAAGAAGATGAAGAGCTATCAGCTGGCATTAAATGACTTGAGACAGATGATGAAGATGATCGTATATCGCTTCCCTTGGATGCAGATGTGGTAATACGATCAGAAGAAATGGCCAGAGGACTTTCACCTAAAACTCGTTCAATAAACCAGCGGTGTGGACTTGAAATGAATTTTGTTGAATTATCGTTCGAATTAGACGTATCAGTAAATCCTTCAGATGAATCTTGCTTTTGTAGACGTGCAAAAATAATAAGAGATACTACACCTGCTAAAAGTCCAGTAGGCCAGTCAATGACACTTGCAATCAGAAATGGGAATATAAAGAATAATGATCTGCCTAGTGTGTTATCAAGGAATTCTAAAGACTTCCGGGGAGCAATTTCAATAAAAGAGCCTAATACAACTAGGCCTAGAACGCTTAAGATTGTAAGGGGCCAATGAAGAACTGTATAGGTGTCTGTAATCCAGGCGAGTAAACTCATATCAACATCGGCAGATGAATTTGAATTAATCTTGCTTTTTGCTTTTGGCGAACCTCCGCTAGCCTTTGGCGAAGAAGCTTCGCTAGCCCTTGGCGAAGAAGCTCCGCTAGTCCTTGGCGATGAACCAGGAGTTTTTGCTTCGCTTGGAGCCATTCTGTTAGAACCCCAAAGTTTTAATCAGATAAAAAGACATAGGTGGAACTTAGATGGAGTACGCCTCTATAGAGGATGCATTTCCACAATTAGAAAAGAAAGAAAAACGTCGCCATAAGAAAAAGGAAGGCTTTCAAGCATACGAATTACCTCCAACCGACCCTGATCGTCCGGCTGTAGAAAGAATGCCAGAGATTCCACCAATTAATACACTACCTAGTGACGATGATGAATATTTTGATGAAAGAAGTAAACAGTTAAAGAAATTTACTGTGAATAACTCATTGCCTCCACCAACATCAATCGCAAATCAAGCTACACCAACACCAAGTTTCTTTGGTGCAGAACCATTTTCAAATCCTAGCGAAGATACGATTGCATTATATAATGGCAATGTGGCAAAGCAAAGTGGATACATGTTAGATGCAGATTTCACCAAGTCCTTTGAAGAAACTGGATTTGGAAAATCTGCAGGAAAGATGGTGCCTACCCCTGAACTCCGGCAACGATGGAAGCCTCTATCAACAGATCGTATAGAAACTGCATTTACTAATGAATCAGGGGCAAAAGAAGCACTTTTAAATATCGATATTCAGACATTGCGTTCAAAAATCGATACACTTATGGCGCGCCTAGATGATCTTGAGAATAAGACTGATAGTGTAAATCCACAGCTTGAGATGTTATCCTTTATTATGACTGGGCTTTTCTTAATGTTTGCTCTTGATTTGACTGTCAAGAAATTAGCTAAATAGGTTTTAATCTCAAAGAAATAGAGCTAAGATGCGCAAATTATCAATATATTATTGATAATTGCACAATAAATGCAGAATTTATTCTTCATTTCTCCTCAGAAGCCAGATGCATATCCAATCATCGATACCCATTATGTATGGTATCCCATACATAATGGACTAACCTTTGAAGAATTCTCAGAACTTTGGCATAAGAAACAGCCTTATGCAATTTATTCCTACGGCAACATGTCGCAGTGGAATTATCTTTCTCGCATTTTCAATGTCCGCAAACGATGGATTCACTTACAGACCTTGCCAGCAGAATTAGATGTCATATCAAATATATTCTCAACTATAACGGGACATCCATATGATTCTCATCATCCCCTTATTTCAGTGATCACATCAACCTTTCACAGTAAGGAAAAGATCTTAAGACCATGGAATAGCCTCCGTTCACAGACATACACGAACTGGGAATGGATTGTCTGGGACGATTCAAAGGATAATCTGACCTACGGTGACTTGTTAGAAATGAAGAAAAAGGATCTGAGAATGCGTGTGTATAAGGCACCAGAGCCTAATGGATCCATTGGCGAAATGAAGCGTCTAGCTGCAGGGGTCTCTTATGGTTCCTTCATTGTCGAATTAGATCATGACGACGACCTACATCCTGAACTATTTCAATGGTTAATCGACGCATCAAAAAAACACAAGGAGGCCGACTTTTTCTATTGCAATGCCGCAGAATTATTTGAAGGCACTCTGAAATCGCATTCTTATGGGGATTTTTTCGCCTATGGATATGGATCAAATATAAATGTGTGGTCAGAAAAATACAATCAATGGATAACACAAATTGATAATGGCCCTGCAAATGCAGTTACCCTCAGACATTTAATAGGCTTACCAAACCATATAAGAGTCTGGAGAACCGCCTTTTATGATAAGATTGGAAAACATAATCCAAGGCTAAATGTATCTGATGATTACGATCTACTCATACGAAGCTATATTCATGGAAAATGGTGTCATATCAGAAAATGCGGATATTATCAATATAGAAATGCCGACGGTAATTTTACCTTTATTCGCAACAGCCTTATACAACATAACGTGAAGCACCTTTATGAACACTATAAATCACAGCTTCCAAAGATTCCTGAAGGTCACCGATATCAACCATTCTGGAAAAGCGACGATGGGCAATATCCAGTCACGCATTTAACCTACGATCCAGAACCTCACCAGTATTCAATTGTAATGCTAGATGCTACGAAAGAGAAGATTGAAGCCATACTAAATCTTGGCCTATCATTTCACATTTACATCGTAGGTCCATGCCCTGACATACCCGTTGAATGGCGGAAGAAGGTGAGCTGGTGGTGCCTTGGCACAGAAGATATAACCGAGAAACTTCGGTATATCAAGCGTGGTGTTGCAACTGGTTCAACTGTGCTAACGGAGGAAGAACTTTGGCAGAAGTTTAAGACTGTTACAGAAAATTCAATGGTTCTGCCCGTATTAAACATAATAACACCATGTTGTAGACCAGCAAACTTACTAAAGCTAAAGGAATCAATTGACTTTAATAAGATTTCCATGTGGTATATAGTATATGATACCTCGCGCGATAGAACGTATCAAAAACAATTTGTAGGTGAACCAAAGATAACTGAATTAGAATGTTCCGATATTGGAAGAGCAGGGCATCCAATGAGAAATTTTGTAATAAAACAAATCAAGGAAGGTCTGATCTACAACCTGGATGATGATAATATTATGCATCCTGGATTCTGGACCTTACTACCAAAGATGAACAACGAACATTTCTACACCTTTGATCAGGTGAACAAGTCTTCGTTTGGAATAAACGGTGTTCTAAAAGGTGATACATTAAAGGTTCAAAAAATAGATACAGCGCAATTTGTGGTTCCTAAGGCCCTTGTGGAATCGATTGAATTCCAGAAGGATAACTATAAGGCAGACGGTGAATATATAATGGAAGTAAATAGGAAAAATCCAGGTTGCCATGTATATTTTCCACAGCTAGCAGCATATTATAATTACTTGACCGATAATAGTTAGTAAATGTCGTGTAATCTATGAACTCTAAATAGAACGAATAAACTCCCATTGTAAATCTCTGCAAATCTTTTCCCAAATCTTATCCTGTGCATAGAGCTTATCACGATTTTTTAATAGAGGAAAACAATGCAAGAAATCATCGAGCTCAAGAAGTTCACAGAGCTTGTAGAGAACATAAGAATATGATAAGAAATTAGACCTTTCCGCTGGACAATGTTTCTGAAAGGATGGCTGAATTTCCTTAAACAGATAACGCAACTTCTCCTCTGTCTCTCTACCCATAACTGGTGCAGTGTGACCATTGAGTCTACTCAAGATATGAGGAACATGTTCATAGAAAGAATTATACTTGAGCTTCTTCAGAATCTCGCGTATCTTACTACGATTCAAGGATGACGCCTGTAAGCGCTCCTTCTTAATCTGTTCCTGAATGTGATCAAACACTTCCTCAGGTATTTCGGTGCTTTCCTTAGCCTGGAATTGTGCAAGCCATTCATTAAAGTGATTAATACGCTTATAGGCATAATAGGAAACCTCGCGAGGAGGATCCTTATAAGATGGCTTATCTGAGTCCATCAAGATAAGCTTATGAAATCCACAATGTGGACAGGAGACTGTAGCATCATTAATGGAAATCTTCATATCTTCACCACATGCATCGCACATGAAGGAAGTGTCATTGAGAGCATGCATGGATGGCCTCGAATAATGAGGATCTATTCTTTGTAAATACTGATCTAAGAGTGTATCACGACGCAAGGTATCTCCTTGTTCTCTGTATGTGGTTGAATAGGAGTTAGAAGGAGGCTGAACCTTTGCACCACTAATATCCTGGCGCGATGCATTTTCTAGGGCTTCAAATACACTACCTGGGCGCGCCCTATCAGCAACTGATATGACATTATCGGCTCCACGATTAATTCGGTCCTGAATATCATAATACTGAAAAAGGAGATCACCTGTCTGTAGATAATAATCAAAGACTGCACCCTTCTCATCAATGGAACTCAGCTTTTCCTTAGTTTCTTTGATCTCCTGCTCGATCTGATATCGTTCCACATCGCCTTGTTCCTTCTTATAATCTCCACAAAGCGTATCATATTTGGCCTTTAGCATAGTTGCATGCTCAGTAGAATCCTTGATCTTAGTAAGATAGTGTTGATGAACAGTATCTAGAGTTGTCCTGGCTTCTGGATTGGACCTCTTTGAAGGCCGTATCTTGAAGAACGGATCGTTCATATACTAAGGAATTGCTGGTCGCATTCTTTAACCCAGGTCATAGTGCGCTTGGAGAGACGAATATGAGGTTACGGATACGCCCTTATTGCCTTTAGACAAAATTGATTTCTCTAGGTAGTATTGAGTAGACAGATGATATATTCAAAAGAAAGCCTCAATGAAATCCTTTCAGAAGGTGGAGCCACTGGTATAGAGGAATATGATAGGTATTCCCAAAGGCTCCGAGTGAAGTTCCGGTGTGAATGTGGTGCAGAGACTTCAAAGCGCTTTGAGATGCTGGCACTCTATAGACTTCCTTATTGTGAAGGGTGCAGCTTGAAGAAAGCAACAGAGAGATCAAAGGCGACTCTAATAGAGAAATATGGTGTGGATAATCCAGGGAAATCACCTGAAATTAAGAAAAAAATTAATGAATCATATATAAAAAACTATGGAATGCATCCACAAAAAACCGATTTAGTTAAATCTAAACGTATACAAACATGTTTAGAAAAATATGGAGGGCACCCTAATCAAAATAAGGAAGTTCAAGCAAAATCAGAAGCTACGTCATATCATTATAAGGATTATATGATGCCCACTGGAAATGTAGTTAAATACCAGGGCTATGAGAATTTAGCCCTTGACGAATTAGTGCAACTTTACGAGGAAGATGATATTTGTGTAGGAAGATCTAACATTCCGACCATTGATTATTACATTAATGAGAAGAAGCATGTTTACTTTCCTGACTTCTATATCAAGTCAGAAAATAAGATAATTGAAGTAAAGTCTGAGTGGACTATTAAGCTATTAAGAGCAAATATTGAAGAGAAAGCTCAGGCAACTGTGAAGGCTGGATACAGCTATGAAATTTGGGTTTACAATGACAAGAAAGTGAAAGTTGAGAAAAAGGTATACTAGAAAAAATGTCTTCCGGCAGATTTCTATTTTCCGCCGAAAAAATCATTTTGCCAAATTTTTTTTCTCTATGACAGGTATAACAACATGACCGGAGGAGGGCTGATGCAATTAGTAGCCTATGGTGCTCAGGACGTCTATTTAACCGGAAATCCCCAGATTACCTTCTTTAAGGTGGTCTACCGTCGCCACACCAACTTCGCCATGGAGTCCATTGAGAACCCTTTCAACGGTTCCCCTGGCTTTGGCCGCAAGGTAACTTGCACCATCCAGCGTAATGGTGACTTAATCTACCGCATCTACCTCCAGGCCACTCTACCCAAGGTGTCCCTGCTAAGCACGGACGGCTCTGGTGCCCAGTTCCGCTGGCTCAACTGGGTGGGTCACAACTTAGTGAAGAACGTTGAGCTCGAGATTGGTGGCCAGCGCATCGACAAGCACTATGGTGACTGGCTCCAGATCTGGAATGAGCTCACCCAGGAGGCTGGCAAGCAGGCTGGCTATGCCAAGATGGTGGGTAACGTGCCCCAGCTAGTGAATCTGCTAGTGCAGGGTGGCGAGGACTGCGACAACTATTGCGCTGGCGGTGAGCCCAATAGCTCTAGCGAGTTCCTCATGTGCTCCCCCGAGTACACCCTATACATTCCTCTACAGTTCTGGTTCAACCGCAACCCTGGCCTTGCTCTGCCTCTGATTGCTCTCCAGTACCACGAGGTCCGCATCAACCTGGAGTTCAACGACATCCGCAACCTGTGCTTCGACCAGACCCCTCTTCTATCCAACGTGCACACCATCCGCGACCGCGTGGCCGCTGCTGGCCTAGTGGCTGCCTCCCTCTACGTGGACTACATCTACCTAGACACGGACGAGCGCCGCAAGTTCGCCCAGGTAAGCCACGAGTACCTGATTGAGACCCTTCAGTTCACTGGTGGTGAGTCCATCACCAGCAGCTCCAACAAGCTGAAGCTCAACTTCAACCACCCTTGCAAGGAGCTCATCTGGGTGGTGCAGCGCGATTCCTTCACCAGCTGCGACGACAACGTCATTGCCCCCTGGAAGGGCCAGCAGCCCTTCAACTACTCCGATTGGTGGGACCGTGCCGTGCTAGAGTCTGGCTACTCCATGACCCGCGTGGAGGGCCTTGCCGGCAACAACCCCACCGTGACTGCCCTGCTCCAGCTCAACGGCCACGACAGGTTCCAGGTTCGCGAGGGACGCTACTTCAACGAGGTGCAGCCCTACCAGCACCACACCAACGTGCCTGCCGTTGGTATCAACGTGTATTCCTTTGCTCTACAGCCCGAGCAGCACCAGCCCAGCGGCACATGCAACTTATCTCGCATTGATAACACCACTCTGCTACTGACGGTGTCCAACAATGCCGTGGGCACTGCCACCAGTGCCACTGTGCGTGTGTATGCCACAAACTACAACGTGCTCCGCATCATGAGCGGCATGGGTGGCTTGGCTTATTCCAATTAAGAGCATTCGTGGACAAATCTATATCACAACAAGAGCAAAAATACAAAAATCAAGCAATTTACACGAAATACGAAAGTGTGGACAATGTCCTCAGTTCCTGAATTCGTAGACGAAAATTGAAATTCTCCGGATAAAACTATAATTCTATAGTATACATGGAAACCTGTAAAGCCATCGTGCAAGAGGGTTCCAGAAAGGGAGAAAGATGCCAGTTTCCACCTGGACCTGAATTATATTGTGGAAGACATCTGCGAAACAAGATATTTGATGACGGAGTAGCCCAAGGTAAAACCTGGTGCCGTTTCTTCTTTCGTGGATGTAATAACGAGGTATGTGATGAGCTGACATGTAGTGATTGTAAAACAAGAATTGCTAAGAAAACCATTGCATGTAAACATGAAGGCTGTAAATTTAAAGTGCTTGAAGGAGATTTCTGTAAGAAACATGAGCGTGATAAATATTACCTTGAAGAGAAAGAGAAAGGAATTAAATACTGTGACATTGCACGCGGATGCTTTACGCTTGTAACTGATAAGAAATCATGCGATAAATGTCTAGAAAAACAACGAGAAAAGGATGCTAATAGATACAAGAATAAGAAAGAAATTATAAAAGCCGCTGAAATCCAGAATACTCTTATGAGGTCGTGTATTAAATGTGCAATGGATTTTGAATCATATAAAACAAGATTTAATAAAGATTCAATGCATTGCTTAGAATGCTCTTCTAAACAAAATGCTCAAGATAAAAAACGTGAAGGAAGAGAACGAAATTATATGAAAGAACATTTAAATAATCTTGAAAATCATTATAAGAATTATATTGTTAGCTCTCTTAAAAGAGGCTATGGTGATGTTGAATTAAATTTTGATGAATTCAAGATTCTCGTTACAAGCCCATGCCATTACTGTAATCAATGGAATGAAAATGAAGCCAATGGAATTGATAGAGTCAATAATGATCTTGGATATACTAAAGAAAACTGTGTTCCAGCTTGCTGGAAATGTAATCGTATGAAACACTTCTATCATCCAGAATTCTTTATAGAAAAATGTAATATTATTACTAAAAAAACATTACCATCAAAAGATTTCTATAGTAAGTGGGCTCTATATTATACGCGAACAAGCAATCGTAATTATACTACTTACAAGCGAGAAGCCGAGGAAATCCGCGAACTACCCTTTGAAATTACACAGGAACAGTGGGACTGGCTAACCCGTTCAGCATGCTATCTCTGTGGATACCAGGACACTCATGGAATTGGCATAGACCGTATAGATAATACAATTCGCAAATATACCCTTGAAAATTGTAGACCCTGTTGTGGGTCATGTAATTCAATGAAAGCCGAGTTTTCTCTACAAGAATTTCTAGATCAATGCAATCTTATCCTTGCAAAGTGGCCAACTGGTATTCAATTCAATAAGATTCTAGTATGGAAGAATCCTCTAAAAGAAGCTGAAGACAAGGGTCATCTAATGAATGCAGAAGATAGAACCCACTGGAAATCTAAGGGTCTCTATTATTCTATTCTAAGCGATACGGCCCTTGCATTCCAGCAATCCTATAAGGATGTATTTAGCATGGGTGAATTCGAGACTCTTTCTAAATCAGTAAAAGAATCCACAAAGGAAGTTGCACTTTCCTTAATCAAGGATCTCCTAGGAAAACTAAAAAAGAGGAAATACCGCTTAACTCATAAGGCCCCTAAGGCCCTAACGTAAATCCCTCCACATGAGGCCATTTTTACCAACTTCCTCTGGCCACCAATACGGCACTGTCCTAGTTGCAACTATAACCTTTTCCGGTTGCCTTAGTCCTGGATTGAGTTCACCAAGAATATCTCCAAGTGTCTTAGTATCAATATGACCCCTCTTATGTAATTCAAGAGTAAACTCACTCGCAACTTTCTTTCCCATATCTACCTCCATATTCTTAGTAGAGTTCTGCAGAATATGAAGAATCTCAAGAAGGCAAATATTGATCTTCGGCTCTTTAGTGACATCCATGATACATTTTATCATGCGAAATATATATTCAATTTTTAATTAAGTATATGATTAGATGAATCGGTATGGAAGAATCGATCCGATGATAAAACTTGCTAGAAATTCGCCAGATGTTCATGCATTATTAATGAAGACTCGAAATAATAAACAAAATACAGTAAATATTACACACAGTAGAGTTCCATCTGAGCCAGCCCCACGTGGCATCTCTCCTGGAAATTTTGTATCTGTAATTTTAAGAAATGGTCTAGGAAATAGAATCTTTCAACTCTTAGCTGCCCTTGCATATGCTGAACAATATAAGAAAATCTGTGTAATATCACAGAGTCTAGTATACAATGGAATAAAATCGCATGAAAGAGAGCTAGAAGGGATAATTACAAAAATTTTTCCTAATTTACCTGTTATTAATTCATTTCAGCATTATACCTTAATAAGAGAGCAAAAAGAAATGTCGTATACATATTTACCACGACATGACTCAAATGTGGTTTTACAAGGGTATTTTCAAGATGAGAAATATTTTCCGTCTAAGGCATATATACCTATAATTAGAACTGCATATTACGAAAATACGTTCTTTATTCATATTCGCGCTGGAGATTATCTATACCCTGGAAGCTTTGGTATAGATTTAGTAGAATATCATAAGCGCTGCATTGCGGATATAGGCACTAGTGCAAACATAAAATATATAGTATTCTCTAATGATAATGTATATGCCGATAATTATATGAAACAATTCGGAATTAAGTATACTATTTCAGATAAGGTAAATCCCCTTGAAACTTTAATCGAAATGGCTAATTGTGCAGGTGGAATATGTGCTAATTCCACCTTCAGCTGGTTAGGTGGATTCTTTCAGAGAGAGCCAAGAGGCAAAATATTCATGCCTTCCGTATGGCTGAAAGGACGTGATTGTCGTGGCATTTATCCGACGTGGGCTACTGTGATTAACATTGATAATGGATCACACAATTCATCTATACCAGAAGATCTTACACCCATTAGAATAATAGATAATCAATCAAGAAGTCAAATAAATACTCCAAATAGTGTAAAAAACACATATAACTTATCAGATATTATGATTTTAAATATACCAAGCGGTAGAAGATTAAATTATAATGCATGTATAGTCGATAATAGAATATTTTTTCGCGCAGTAAATCAAGTCGAGCAAGATGATATAGTAACATGTATACTAGATAATTTTAATTGTGTAAGAAATTCAATAAAAACAGTGAGCCTTGTTTCTAAATTTAACAATAAGCATGTAGAAGATCCGCGTGTTATTTTTCATAATGACCACTGGTTTGTTTGTTATACTGATGGATATAATGTTGGAATTGCTAAATTAGATGCTGACTGTAATACACTATATTCACATTATCTTAAAAAACCAGATTTTATAAAGTTTGAAGGTGGAGATGGTCGTGAAAAGAATTGGTTGCCAATCTCAATGGGAAATAAAATCCATTTTTGGTATGGAGATAATCCTAGAACATTTTTAATTTATGAAGACACTGGTAAGAGTCTACAATATAATTCATATATTAAGACAGATCAAAGGGTTAAATCTGCATTTGGCGGAATTAGAGGTGGATGTCCTCCAATACAATATGATAAAGACACGCAAATATGGTTCTTTCATACATTATTTGAAAAGCATTACAGAATTGGTGCATATTTAACAAAAGGTCTTGATGTAATAAGTATAACACCTCAACCTATTTTAACAGGGAACCACATTGTATTTCCCTGCGGGGCAATACAGCGTGATGGATTTTTTTACATTTCAATGGGAGTTCAGGATAAATATATAGGCATTTTAAAAGTATCGCGAGACCTACAATTCGTCCCTATCTAATTCTTTCTTAAAAAGATCGTATATTTTCTGTCCTTTTCAGTAAATATAATTTCATAGCCCTTTTCAAGTAAAAGTGCCTGAGCCTTTTGAGTTGTAGGCCAATCTGTATCATCGAATACCCAATATCCGCCAATCTTAACCTTATCAAACCACTCATTTACCTCTTCTACAGTAACCTCTTCTGAGTGATTTGAATCCTGGTGTAAGAAACTTATTGACTTGGATGCATAATGAATAGCTACATCTGCTGATTTAGAGCGAACTAATCGTGTCGTATCAGATAAACCTGCATCTGATATAACCTTTTCAGTATAATTATAGAAAAAATCATAATCAATATTATTCCACCACTCTGTATTTGCAATATCATTTACTCCCTGCTCACAAGCCTCCTTAGACCACGCGTCTATTCCTACTGCAGTGCCATTCCTTGCTCTAGCAGCCATAGCGATTGCCAATAAACTTCTTCCTGCAAATACGCCTAACTCTACACATAGAGGAGCCTCATGCTCTAAGACCAGATTATAAAGCTGCGTCGCCTTTTCCACTGTGCACCATCCATGAAGGGTTGGAATAGTAGCTTGGATATATTCCAGATCCATATACTTATAGTGTATAAAAAAACTTTAGGTGTATTATATAGAGATGCTTTCCATTATTTATATAACGTTTAGAGAGAATTGTATGTTTGAGTGGTTTATAGAGCCATTAAGAAAATCAATTGCTGATAATGGTTTCAGAATATCTATACAGATAATTGTAGTAGATGGATTTTTATATGAATGCTCCGACAAGGTTCAACGTAAAGAGTATTTTGCAAGTAAGGTTGGCGATATTGAACTTGTCCATGTTTCACCGAAACCCACTAGGTGGCAAGGTGAATTCAGAATAACCAATGATAATTATTTTGCAGCATCAAATACTAGAAATACAGGTGCTTGTTATGCTAAATATAACTATATTGCCTATGTGGATGATTTAGGTATTATTGCCCCATCGTGGTTACCAGCAGTTATAGATGCCATGGGGAAAAATGAAATACACTGTGGTGCATATACAAAGGTTAAGGATATAGTGTATAATTCTTCATCATGCTCTTATAATGGAGGTGATGAAAATGGAGGAAAAGATCACAGATTAAATCATTATAAAGATGATATATCTAAGTGCCATGGGGGGCATGTGTATGGATCTTCTTTCTGCTTACCAAAATCCGTATATTTTAGAATAAATGGTCAAAATGAAATGTGCGATGGACTTTCAGGAGAAGACTATGATTTTGGCATAAGACTAGAAAAATCTGAATATACTATTTACTATAATAAACAAATGTTTATAAATGAAACTGACTGCCCCTTTGGTTCTGATAAAAATAGAAAATGTATACGTGCCGATCCTGCAATCAGTGAAGAAGCATATATAAATCTTCTAAAAGAATATAATCTTATAGATATTTCTCCTGCAAGGAGAGATCTATCACATTTCATGTTATGCTATTGCTATTCAGGACCCATTAGAGTAAATCCAGAATTTTCTCTAGAAGCATACAATACTAGTATTTTACAAGGTAAATCTGATGTCTTTTTAAAGCCGGTGACTGGGCAAATACATTTCTTTAGCAAGAAACCTATTTCAGATAGCGATTGTTTAGCCTAATTAATTTATTTATAAAAAGTATATGGATACAATTGATAAGGTATTTTATATTAATCTGGAAAAAAGAACTGACAGAAGAGTTGAAATTGAAGATGAACTTGTAAACAAATTTAAGTATACAAGAGCTGAGCGATTTGTAGGAATTCCATATGAACCAGGAATCTATGGCTGCACAATGTCTCATATTTGCTTACTTCGTAAAATGATCGCAAATGACTGGAATACGATGATGGTATTTGAAGATGACGCACAACTACTTACGAGCCGAGAAAGCATTGATGCGCATATAAATGTATTTCTACAAGATGATCAGCTCGATATTCTTTGCATTGGAAATAGCTGTGGCGATAATAAACCATATAATGAACTAATGAATCGTTGTTTTAATACACAGACTACCTCTTGCTATGTAATAAAAAAGAAGTTCGTTAAGACGTTACTAGAATGCTATTTTTCTGATCCAAGTAAGTCTCTAACCCTTCCGGAAGATTCACAGGAATTAGGGCAGCATATTGGTTATATTGATACTGCTTGGTTTCCATTACAACAAACACATTATTTTATGATGCCTAAAATTCGCCAGGTTCTACAACGACCATCATATAGTGATATAATACATAAAATGGCAGATTATAAATTATAAAAAGTTATGGTCTTATTCTCAGGACCTGTCATTGGATATTCATCTTTTATTTGAGTTTTAAATCTATTTAAGAAATCAACTGAAGCCCCGCTGTTCCATTGTAAATATCCACCTACTATTGAAGTATTAGTAAATAATCCGTCTATATACTCTTGTCTATTTGATTCTCCCATTTCTGCAAGACAATAATTACTAATTATAAAAATATCAGAAGAATTAATATTTTTACCATAGTTCTCACTATCAACAAATGACAGATTTATCTTATTTAATTGAAAATTAGAAGTATAGTATGCTTGTAATTTTTGAACATTTGTTAAATCAACTATTATATAATTTAATACATGTGGTATATTTTTTAATTGTAAGACATAATTTATAGCAACTGCTAATCCTCCATAACCACCACCCACTTCTACAATTGTTGGAACAATATTTCTATTAAAACACTCCTGTAGATTCTCTAAAATATCGAATGCATGATACAAATATCGTAAGCACGTCGTTGATGATAATAACGTCTTATTATTACGTATAAATGGATGACGGTTAGCGTTACCAATCGTATCAACTATGTCAGTATATATCTGAATTGTTTCAATACTCATGCCATTTTTTAAAAGTAAATCTAAATAGACATTTGCATATTCACCAGGTACATGTTCAAGCATGTAATATACATCAGTATCCCTTTTCCATGATGTTTCACGATTTTCTACAATGCGATTACATGCATTAAACCATGAATTGTAAAGTGAATCCATATAATATATATTAGATTTAAATAGATGACCGAAAAGGTAGTGGTTCCCAAATTACTCGGAGGCCTTGGAAATCAATTATTTATACTTGCAGCAGCAATGGATATTGCATTAAGATCTAATCGGATCTTAATATTTAATGAAATACCTGGAAACCCGCATTCCGATGAAAAAAGAAGTTTAAAAGATATGTTTCCAGATATATCTGTAAAAAAGGATATTCAAATAGATAAAGAGTATTCTGGATTAGATATGTCATGGAAAGATATATTACAAGATATAGATACTAATTATAAAACGATTTTCATTTCAGGATATAATCAACATCCTAAATATATACCAGATGGATTCTCTAATTTTATAAATAATATACCTGAACAACCTCCATATAGTAAGATGGATAATACTGCCTTTTTACATGTGAGAAGAGGAGATTATGTAAACCATACGATTTATGAGATGAATTCAGATATATACTATAAAACTGCTGTAAAATATCTTTTAATGAAATGCCCCAGCATTAAACTATTAATAGTAAGTGATGATACTGACTGGTCAAATAAGTATATTACAAATCTTCTAAAGGATAGTATTCAACGCGAAAATATCATATATCTTAACCGTAAATATACCGCCACTGAAACTCTTAAAATTATGGCAAATTGTCTTGGTGGAGCAATATGTGCAAATAGCTCATTTTCATGGTGGGGTGCATTTGTAAATAAAGACCGACCAATCTATATGCCGCATCCATGGTCTGCATATGATATAAGTCCAACATTGGGCCTTTATTTTGATGGTGTTTTACGAGTTTCATGGGAAACTGGGGAAATACTGTAGAATTATAAGAAATCACATCATAGATGTCTCACATTGATATAGTAATCCCAGTGGGGCCAAATGATGCCAGTGTAATCTGTGATCAATTGCACTATACAAAGAAAAATATACTCGGATACAGAAATATCTATCTGATTAGCAAGTCACCCTTAGAAATAGACGGGTGTATAAGTATTTCCGAGTCATCATTTCCATTTACCATAGATACTGTAGCAAAATATCATGGCAAATCTAATCGTAATGGCTGGTATCTCCAGCAATTACTAAAACTTTATGCAACAAGTGTAATACCCGGAATACTTGAAACATATCTAGTCCTCGATACCGATACCTTTTTCTTGAAACCCACTACATTTCTGGAAAATGGAACTGAACGGCCGATGTATGCATATGGAAAAGAATATCATGTGCCATATTTCAATCACATGGCAAGATTAGATCCCTCCTTCAAGAAGATAAGTGAAAAATCCGGAATATGCCATCACATGATCTTACAGAAGAAATACCTAGATGAGATATTTGCCCTAGTTGAATCTAAACACGGTCGCAAATTCTACGATGTCTTCTTAGCAGGTGTGGCTCCAGCAGATTTTCCGCATTCAGGGGCTTCAGAATATGAACTCTATTTCAATTATATGCTGCTGCAGCATCCAAGTGAAATAGTTCTAAGACAACTCCAGTGGCAAAATGTGCCTAAGCTAACGAATACAGGACGCAATGACTATGAATCCGTGCATTGGTATATCAGAAAATAAAGTCAAGCCTTAATTCGGTTCCACTTCCAATCCATTGGGGCCTTGCCCACACTCTCCCAACATCGCCTCCATTGCAGCTTGCCGCCTCTCCAGAGGTGTGCCCTTCAACTTTGCCGATCGCCGTTTCCACCACCACTCAAATCGCAGAGCCTCTCTCTTTGACTCAAAGCCCTTGATATAACAGACCCTATACCACCCCCCTGGCACTGTAGCGGTTGCTCGGGCCCCACCGGATAAGGCGCCATTATGCTGTTTCAAACGACGATCTACGTCTACAGTTGCACCCACGTAAGTCCTCGAAGGGCCTTGCACGGTTGCTAGTAAATAGACAAACCATGGTTTCTCTTGCTGGGCAAGGTTTTCTTGGATATCAGATTGAGGTTCTTCTGATTCATGGTTATCCATGATTGTAGATAGATTTTCTTATTTAGACTAATAGAATGAATCGAACTAGTCGGAATATTATACCTATTCCAAATATTAACTATATTATTCTTGATATTCAAGGGATTCCTATAATTGATCCATTAAAAAGTAGAAGTATTAAGACACTTACAGAATTGCAAACAAAGCCTGGTTATAAAGAACGATTAGTCGAACAGATTGACTCAGATAAATTAGATAATAAATATCAACTCTACGCTATTGAAGATGACGTTATAGTATGTATAGTTTCATTTATAATTAATGACGAAAAAACAAATATAGGATATATTGATTATATTACTTCCGATAGTAAATCTAAAAAATATAAACCAACTTCCTTCTTAGCATTTTACCAGGTATTCCATATTTTCGATAATTTCAATATAAAATATTGTTATTTATCTGTATCACCCGATCCAAAACAATACTGGAAACTCTATGAGTTTTATTCTAGTATTGGATTTATTTGTCTTCCTACTGATAAACGAGGAAGGCCAAAGATAGAAGATATTAAACAATTATCACCAAATAATCGTAATCAATATATCAATACAAGAAGTAAAACAAATACATTCTTAAAGAATCGTAAAAATAAAAATATTACAAAGCGTAATATAAAAAATCAAGAAGACTATATTTATAATTGCGATAATATGATTGGTAACGTAAAACAAATGATGGAAAAAATGAAACGGGAATTATATTCATTATAATGAATAGTATGGATGCTGATACACTCTGGTTAGAGCATATTCTGCGTTCTATGCCAAAGAATAAGAGACCAATAATTAAATGGACATGTTCTACATGCACATTTATTAATAGAAGTTACAAGGATCAATGTGAACTATGCGATACAAATAAAAAAGAGATTATATCTGAAAATCCTTATATAACATCCTAATAGAATGTATAGTGGAACGAGTGGAACAAGCAAACTAAACTCAGTAGCTAGCGCAAGCCTCATTGGTGGAGCTATAGGCGGAGCCAATAGGCAAGCAATCCCAGGCATAGCAAATGTCGGTAATTACAGGGCCAACGAGGATTGGTGGTTTTTCATACCCGCCATCATATTTGTGGACACGGCCATTATTTTCTTTATGCGCTTTATGCCCGAGGTCTCTGGAAGACCTATTAACCAATGGTATGATGAATTCGGTCTTGCTGCCGTCTTGTCTGACGTGACTATAATTGCAATTGGAATTGCCATTACCCGGTACATCTATACTGCCTTCTTCATGGAACAGGAGGGTTGGTCCATTTGGTATTTCATCGGACTCGCCATCCTAATTCAGCTAGTCCATGATCTGGTCTTTGCCTTTGGTGTCGTCGCCAAAATTCCTAAAGGACATAATTCAATGATTGATGTCTTCAAGGCCTATGTGCAAGGCGGTCCTGTGATTCTTCTTGTTGATGCTGGAATGGTAGCAGGATCCATTGGCATCGCCGCCGCCCTGAAGAATCAGGATTTCCATTATACTAGCTCATTAACGCTTGTAACTCTATATGCACTCTCCTATATTCTATTTACCAATGTAAATCTATAAGCTATAAGCTATAAGCTATAAGGTAGTCTTAATCAATACACATATGAGCTGCTCCGCAGCCAGATCCTTCCACACAATCTTAAGAGTCAGAGAGCCAACAAGACTGCCATCAAAGGGAATTGATGACACTGTGTGCAGGGCTCCAGTCTGAATGGGACATCCTGCTGGAACCACCATACACAAGTCATCCGTTGTGGGTGATAGAGGAATGAAATTATACGTAGCCGAATAAGTTGCAGTGCCTCCCTCGACCGCACTAGGCACATTCATTGACAGAAATAGTGTAGAATTCTGACCCTTCACTGGCGGATCAGGCAGAAAGCTCATGGAAGTCAGCTTAAACAAGGCTCCCTTGGAGCAATCTGAGACGGTGGCCTGACCTTGACTTAGATAAGAAAATAGCAGAAATGATAGAGTCACAAGAAACATATCTAAATATAGACTCTTCTAGTGTTTTAGATTGCCTCTAATAAGATCTAAATCATGCAATCGTATTGATAGAAACTCGCTGTAGGAAGAATTAAACTTTAGAATATGAGTAAACTTCGACCAAGATAAACATGCGCTATACGAATCTATCCATTTATATGTTCCTTTCATCCATGAAGTAACTAAAAGTCCATCTTTTTCCATGCGAATAAATCCATAATTTGACCAATGAAATGTTACACCAATTAACTGCGTGCTAGTGTATAATTGTTTGCTATACGCTTTCAGAAAATTAGAATAATATGCAATCATCCGCAGTTTCTTGTTTTTAGTATTACCTATTGGCCATGTAAAATGACATATACTATTTCCTTTAATAATTATATTCACATCATCACCCTTTGAATATAATTTCACTAATGAATCCATCAATGTTAGATTATACAGATTGTTCTTAATAAAATAATAATTTAATAAACTCTGATCTGGGCAATCTGGTAAGGGCTTCCCACTTGAAACAATTTCAGAAATATGGGCAACTATTTCAGAAAATATAGTTTTAATTACGTTAGTTGGTCTAAATAATAAGACACCACTATTGAATCCAGATGCTTCTGATTGAAGATTTAATTTAGAAAAATCAAAGAATTCTCCTCCCCAATAACAATGTCCTATATTACCTTCTCTAAGAGCATATAGCTTAGTATCTATGTTGGAATTAAGTAGATCTTCTAGATTTCCTTGTATAATAATATCCGTATCCAGATATAGAATTTTCTCATACTCCATAGTATGAGGATACTCAAAAATGTATAATCGAGAACAAAGAGCCTCGTATAATTTAGTAAATTTAAGTGCGAATATGGTAAGTGTAATACCCAGCTTACTAGATAGTTTATCTATATCTTCCTTGAAATCAGAAGAAGTTAAGACTAATATATCTATGGCCTCGAGGCTACTGCATAGAGTAAATGATGCTAGAAGTATTTGTAATAATTCTAGATACCCTTTATTATGAAAAACACTAAAATAAATGAGTGATTTCTTCAACATACTACCCTGTAGACTAATCAAAATTACCAAATTAACCGGAAGATACAATGGTATCATAGAGCACATTAAATTTACTCAAGAACTCTTGATTCTTTCCAATATGTATGCAATTATCCGATGCTTCATACCTTAATGTTCCATCTTCCCTAGTATACGAGCCAAATGGATTAAAGAACACATAGCCATACGCCTTACATCCAATTTCTAGCAATTCATTCATATATCGTGTATAAATTACACGATCCAAATCGGTTCCAATAAAAGGAAGAGGTCCACCTGTTACTTCTGTATGAAGGTTACATTGATCGTGATCCTCCTTTCTAGCTGGTGGGGGGACTGCAACAATGATAATCGCCTTATATTCTTTAACAAGCTGTTTAATTGCTAGCAAATACGAATCTACAAGTTCATTACATATAGTTACATGGTTTCTACCATAGTACACCTGTTTTCCAATATTTGCCCGAACATCCACCTCTCCGTAGGTAAAACAAAAAACTGTATTTGGATTATTGTGGCATTGATTAAAATGTGTAATATGCGTATCTCTTCCAAGACTATACATTGTTTTAGAGAATTGAAATAAATTTCTATGCTCCTTGATCAGACTACGAAATAATAAGAATGCATGGCTATCTCCATATATATTTAATCTACTTTCAAGCAAATGACCCGTTGTAATCTCAAAATCATTTGGCCAAAGTCTCGTAGAAATATAGGAAGTTAGGGATTCATTAAACGAAAGAATATGCACAAATGTATTCCATTCTACTTTTACCATATTTGAATCTAATACTGTAATATGTCCCTTCCCCCATGATGTAGTTATACTGCAGGTTCCAGATTCATCTGTTACAAATTTAATAAATCCTCCATTCCATGAATATTTTCTACCAATTAAATCGAGGGCCCCATAAGAATTAATAGTTCTACTTAATGTAATATCCAGAAATCTCTTCATTCTATTGAATTTATGGCCAAAGTTTCCAATTGGAAAAGAGAAATGACAAATGACCGAGGTGGAATAATTGTCGACCGTGTCATTTCCTTCAAACAAAGAAACCAGGGAATTCAAAAGTGTATTATTATAAAGAGAATCTTTTATGGCATGATAGTTGATAAATGGTTGATCCATGCAATAGGGCACAGGTTTTCCCTCATCCGTGAATTGTTTTATGTGATTTTGGATTCTCCCGAAAAGATTTTTCATATTTTTTGAATTGAGAAAAAGGAGAGTCCCAGAATTTATTCCCGCGAGGGTTCGGTCTATTTTTCCAAAATCAAAAAATTGTTCCCCGAAATTTTGAGAACCTATTGTACCAGATTCAATTCCATAAAGCAGGTCTTCTATGGGCAAGGTGAAGATGGGAGCCAGTTCTCCCTTGATTATGATATCCGTATCTAAATAAAGTAATTTTTCATATCCATCAAGATCCGGATAATCAAAGATGCAGAGGCGGGCACAGGCTGCCTGAAAGATGGTAGTTAAATTAATGGTGAATGTTCTCAGAAATATTCCATACGTATCAGCAAGAGCCAGGACATCAGATTCAAAATCCTTGGTTGTTATAATTAGAAAATTCCAGGTATACTTCTTGGAATAATGTGCAACCGATGCCAGAAGAAGATTTAGGAGTTTCAGATAATCCTTGTTGTAAAATACACAACAATATACCAAATTTTTCTTTTTTAAACTTATGGGAATGCCCTCCTTTTTTCCCCAGTAATGCCTAAAAAGAAGATGGCCTTCTGAATTTACTATATTTGCAATTTGTTTACCTGCGACTTCCTCGTAGAGACATGTGTCCTTTTGGCCTTTGGCCATATATATCGTATAAATATCCTTACAGAGATAGTGATAATCGGTTACTAGAAGATTTAAATCCATATGATACATTGTTCGTAATGCCTGATGAATAATAGGGTGTCTAGGTTCTGCACCAAGAATTCCTTGAAATAGGGAATTAGGAACTTGCATGGATTTTACTGAGAAAAACGCATAAGACTGTACAATTGTATCTATAGGTTGATATATCATAGCATCAGAATCCATAAAGACACCTCCATTCACATAAAGAAAATAATATCTGAAGAAGTCTGCCTTGTGTTCACCTCGTTTAATTGTCTTGAATCTTTCAACTGATGCTGGAAATTCTTCAATGGGATTGTTATTCATAAATTCCACAATATCAGAATTCACGAAGTGCATATAGGTCCAGCCATTCGTTAATTGTTCTTTAATCATTTCACTTATCACAGGAACCAGTGGTTCCCGTGATGTCTGAAAAAATATCCTGGGTATTCGTTGAATACTCATCTCTGTTTTTTCTACTATCTTGTATTTTAGATATTAATGCGCACATGTATTTACCGGAAATAGTAAACTATGGAATGAGTAAGCTATCGATTCCACCATTAAATTGATGTATGCAAGATGAATATCCTAGCTCTTTCATGCAAAATTCTTCCACATTAAACTTACTTTCCTTCTGATATTCTGGATATCTGGAACAAACTGAATCATATAAATATTTGGCAAATTTTGCATTATTCTCATAAAATATTACGGGTCTATATTTCTTTATGATTTCAAGTGCTGCAGAAAATATAAAGTTCTCTGAACCTTGGGCATCGCAATGAATAAATCCAATACTTTCAATTGGCATCGCATCAATTGTAATAAGATCAATCTCCTCTCCCCCATTTCCAATAGGCAATCCTCCAAAATTGCAATCCGTTGTATCTTCGTATTTTGTAGAAACTAATCCAGGGTCTCCATCTAAACATTCGCGGTTCATTGATCCTTTACCATTATAGCAAAAGACACCAGAATTAAAGGCAACAATCTTTCCACTTAGATTATTTTGTTCAATATTTTTCACTAATAACTTATACATATTCTTTTGTGGTTCATATACATAGACCTTGGAGTGTTGATCTAAGAATGATGAGTAGACCAAGGAACTTGTTCCACAATGCCCGCCGATTTCCAGAATATTTTTATCTGGAGATATATATTGTTTTAACCTTACTAGAGTATCCTCATCCCAGTAGCGATTCTCTCTGAATTCCTTAGCTATATATTGTTCATTCTTGTATAAGGTGACATTTCCATATTTAGTAGTAAAGGTCTCATAATTATCCTTCTTATTAATAATCACTGCACCTCTTACAGTATCAAGATCTCCCAGACGAACTGATATGAATGAAGAATAATCCACATTAAATTGCAGGAAATGTGTAAAGCCTGCCCATGTGGCATGCAAGGAATAGGAGCCTACCCACTCATAGGAACCCTGAGCCCATTTTGTTAGTAGGAGGCTATTTGCCTCAAAGCGAATCCAGCCATGCTTGTCCCAGGTATATGACGTGCCAAGAAGTATTGGTGCAATAAAGCTGCTGTTTCTAGATACGTTAATTTCCTTAAAATGTTTCAGCACATGAGTCATATGTGGCCTCATACGACCCAGCTTGTGCTTAGCGTTTCCAATTGGCCAGACAAAATGGCATATCACAACATCAGTTGGAGCCGAGGGCGGGGGCGGCGGGTCAATGCAGTAAATGAGCCCATATTTTTCCATCAGACTATTATTATATTTGCCCGCCTTAATAAAATGATAGTTGATAAAGGCCTGGTCTTCGCAACTGGGCATTGGTTTACCAGCAGCCCTCAATTCATCCACATGTGCAATTATTTCGGCAAAAATGCCCTTCATGGCCTCTGTAGCCTTAAAGAGTAAGATACCACTATTTAACCCAACTGTATTCTTATCAGCTTTAGAGAAATCGAACCACTGACCCCCGTGGATTTCGTGCTCAATCGTGCCCTCCTTCATTGCATAGAGCTTGTCTTCCAGAGGCTCCTCAAATACATTCATAAGATTACCTTGAATTACAATATCAGTATCTAGGTAGAGAATCTTCTCATAAGACATAATGTGCTCATACTCAAAGATATAGAGACGCGCAAAGGCCGCGCCCTTAAGTCTATTCGTATCTAGGAACATGAGATTTAATGGCAGACCTATGTCTTCAGAAATCTGCTGAATATCTGCGGCAAAGTCGCGGCTTGTCATAATGAGAAAATCAATGGACTGTAGTGCCGTTGGCGAAAAGAGTTTCACTGAAATTAGCAGAATCTTGAGAAGTTCTAGATAGTCCTTATTGAAAAAGACACCCAGATAGACTAGATTTCTAGATCCAGATTGAGAGGCCTGAGAAGCCATAGGTGCCATGGGCACTAAACTTGGAATAACCGATAAAAGAGTTAGATCAGGAATACAATCCCTAAAAATACATTGCTCCTTAGAAAAAGAATGGGCCTTATTTGTATAAAGCCTATTGGTGGTTCCCTTAGTGAAAATATCTAGGGATGCCCCCACATCCATGTATATATTGCCAGGCTCCAGCTTCATGCACATAGGAATCCATATCTTTGATATAGGGCCAGCCGAAAAACAAAAGAGTCCCTTCTTACCCTTAATAAATCGTAGTAGGCGTGCAGTCTCCTCTTCACCCACAGTATCCCAGTTATTCACTAACTGCCCATCAATAGTATAGAGTTCCTTGATTGGTAACTGCGTGGAATCATGACCCGATGTAATCATGTAAAATCCAGGATGCGCCTTCATGAATTCAGAAAATCTTGGCCAATTAGAATTACCAACTAGATTCGCATAAGTTCTCTGAGCCAAGGGGATACCCATGTCCAGAAAATTATTGTAGATTTGGTCAGTACAATTCCACGCCTTGTTGCATGTATTACAAGGAATTCCAATATAGAGATTTGGATCTACTGTCTTGATCGCTTCGGCCAACTGTCCCCTTAGCTTTCCTCCTTCCTTGAAGGTCCAAGAATCCAGATTTGTTAATGTCTCATTCTTCAGAATCTTATATTCGCCATCCGAGGGACGAATGAGACCAAAGGGTGTTCCTGTTTCCACCTTCTTGAGAATTTGCTCAAGATGCCGAGCCATTGTTCCTTCTAGGGGCATGTTGTTTTCCTTTACTGTTATTTCTACAGTAGTTTCAGAAGTCTTTGCATCATTGCCTTTAGGATTGAATTGCCCAACTTGATTCAGTGAGTAAGCATTATGACCCTCCTTCTCCCATGACTGCTTTCCAATATGCAGGCAGCAAATAAAATCAAAGAATGCTGTCTGGTATCCCTTGGCATGGTATTTATCTGCATAATCACGCTCAAAGAACTGATTGGGTGATGTATAGTCACCCAGCTCCAGAATCTTACTTGCTCTACAGACTGATGGCTGCAGAGAATAATGGGGCCAATATGCACAATTGGGTCCCTGCACTCCCTCCTTCTTTATATGTAAGCAGAGACCCTCTTCTCTCGGGCCAAGTGGTGCAACATTTACACGCTGCATATCAAACATCATTAGACCATACTCACGATTAAATACTAACTGATGAACTTCTTGGCTCTCATATTTCTCCAGAGCTGCAATGGCTCTCGCCACATAGTTCTCCTGCTTGAAGAAGAGCCAGTCATCCTCCATATGAATTAAGTAGTCAGGCTTCAGCTCGGCCACCTTGTTCCATATGACATTCATGCTCTCTCTATGCCCTTTTTCACTTGTGGACTTCATGTGGTAATTGAAGAAAGGATACTGGGTCTGCATCTTCAGACGATCCTCCTTGGATGAATTGTCGTCGACACAGAAGAAATAGTCGACCTTATCTAGATCTAACCAATTCTTCAGAATAGAATTGACCGTCTGCTCAAAGAGATCAAACCGCTTACACGTTGTCACTGTGAACATCACACGAGGTCTTTGGCCACTGAGGCCATAATTTCTTTTAGGCATTTTACTCTGATCAGGCGCAGCAACCAATAGGGGCCTGTAATGAGTAATAATAGAATCAACATTGGTATTATTTCCCTGATTCAGCATTATACCACGTCGTCTCAAGGCATCAATGTATTGGAGCATACTTTCCAGAAATGCAGTATTCTTCGGCATCTCGGAAATCGCAAACTTGATATTGTGAAACAGATTATGAATCCACCATTCCCCAGAATGCAAGTAATTCTGTCTAAATATCATTTCTAGCATCTTCATACAGGTATCTAGTCTGCCCACACGCTGAGAAACAATTACCATGTAATATGGCAAATAGAAATCGTATTCCTCCTTCTTAGTAAATAAGTAATCAGCCACATTCTCCTTTACAAACTTAGTCTCATAATGATCTGCTATCATTGTATAATAGGCATATGCCGCCTCCACGGGTCCATTAATACAGTAATATTTAATGATACGATAGATACCTTCTACACGCCGTATATCATACTTGAATGATTCTACTAAATAGAAAAGCCCCTCCTTATTTCTCTGTAGCTTATCATACTGATCATAGATTTCAATACAACTCATATATTTCTCCTGCACCCAATTATCTATTTCGAGCACTTTTTTATAGTATTCTATTGCCTTCTCATGGTGATTACAACTATTATAACTTTGGGCTGTATAGAAACAATAGCGATTGTATATGGGGTCCTTCTTCTCATATGCTTCCTTGAATGCCTTTTCCAAGACAAGGGCGTCCTTCAGATACTTATTCGGATCCTTGTTTCTATCACCGCGACGACCAGAAATGAAATAATAGTTTCCTAGAACATCAAAGGGTTGAGAAACCGGTTCAAGAGCTGCAGGGTATTCGTGGATCACACCGACATAATGCCAGCGTTTCTTATTATTGAAGAGCTGGCATCTGGAATAACGGGCACCCATTTCATTCCCAAAGATGAATTTATAGTGATCCTGGTCGAGGATGGCAGGAAGCTTGAAATCACCCCAGATTTCATCATCTGCATCCCAGACAAAGGCATAGTCGGTTTTCTCAAAGGCCCTCTTGAATGCCACGGTGCGATTAAAGGCAAAATCCTGCCAAGGTGTCTCATCAAGCTCTCCAGGAATACCCTTTTCTGCAAAATAATCCTTAATGAGTTTCTGGGTTCCATCAGTGGAACCATTATCATTGATTACCCAGTAATCAAATGTAATGTATCTTGAAAGATGCCTAAAACACTCAAGGATGAGATGTGCCTCATTCTTGACTATCATCGTCAGACAAATTGTCTTTTTTGCCATCACTATACTGTTGACCTCTCACAACTTTAGATGTCTAGAATTACGTATTCTGGATGTGCGTCAGAATAGGCACCGTGGAAACTGGCTCAAGAAGTGAATCAGGCAGAGTTCTAATTGATCTACGAATCCAGGCCGGAATTAGTGTTAAGTGCTCTGGTTCAATCATAAAGGCCTGCTTATGTGATACTACAATAAAGGTCCATTCACCATTAAAACTCGGAACAAAGGCCGTATAGATATAATACTTGAATTCAAGATTCTTAGAGCATAAGTGCCGAATAAGGGAAACAATATCCTGAAGCTTACCAGTATTCCAGGGTAAATAAAGGCCAGCATTCATCACAAATCCCCCCTTGGATTCTTTCACAGATTTTAGAACATCTGTCAGAAGATCTAGCCAGCGCTCCTTCTTAAAATCTGGGTCAGTTAAATCTACAATAACCGCATCATATTTATAACCCTTGGCCATATGAGCCCAGGCACACTCATATGTCACCTTGAGTCGTATATCATTCCACGCACCCTGGGACCATTGTTGGCCATAAACTCGCATATGCTCCACTAGCTCTTGATCATAATCAACCATTTTCACTGAGAAGACAGGCCACCGAAGAACTTCACGAGCAGTGGCACCCTCGCCGCCGCCGAGAATAAGAATTTTCTCTTTTTTTTGAACAGTACTCATCAACGGGTGCACAAGGGCGTTGTGATAGATGACTTCATCCATTGTTGTGCTCTGAAGACATCCATCTAAGAAAAGCATTTTCCCCCACTTAGGAGTGTGCAATACATCGACTTCTTGCTTCATGGTATGTAAATGCGTAGATGGCTTATTATAATATATATAGGTCCGTTCAATTCCTTGTTCTGTGTCTTGTTCTATAAATTCATGGACTGAATTTACTTTTGTTAGCTTAGGCATACTATACTATATTTAGTGGGGTTTTTAGACCATAATAATAAATTACTTTATTGCTATAGTTCAAAGTAAGGCCAAAAATTGATGCAAATTCCCGGCTTAGAAAAGAACACACATAACCTCAGAGATGCCGTCCTCATCTGAAATTGAACCCATTCTGGGCATCCAATTCAGTATTTTCTCGCCCGATGAGATTGAGAAACGATCCGTGGTTGAGATCACTTCCAATAATACCTATGAGGGAAATGAGCCAAAGATCGGTGGACTCTTTGATCCTCGTATGGGTGTTCTGGAGAATGGTAAGCAGTGCCGTTCGTGTGGCCAATCCAACAATAACTGCCCTGGTCACTTTGGTCACTACAGGCTCGGTCGTCCAGTATACTATATCCAGTTCCTCCCTATGATTCTAAATGTTCTCAGTTGCATCTGCGTATCATGCTCTAAGCTTCTTGTGGACAAGGAAATGCGCACTTCCATCAAGCTCAAGAAGGGTGAGGGTCGCTGGAAGGAGCTCATGGAGGCGTCCAGCAATATTTCCCGTTGCGGCCAGGAGACTGAGGATGGATGTGGCTCCAGGCAGCCTGACCGCTACAAGCGCGAGGGGATTGCACGCATTGTGGCCGAGTGGGAAGGTGTGCAAGGTGCAGATAAGGGAAGTGGAACCGATGTGAAACATGAGCCAATGAAGCAGGCTCTGGAAGTGGAATACGTGCAGCGCCTCTTTCGCCGCATCACCGACGAGGACGTGGCCTTTATGGGATTCAACCCTCGTTGGTGCCGCCCTGATTGGATGATTTGCTCAGTTCTCGCAATCCCTCCTCCTCAGGTGCGACCTTCCGTCGTCCAGGAGAATAACCAGCGCTCAGAGGATGACTTGACCCACAAGCTCTTTGAGATCATCAAGACAAATAAGATGCTCCTGGCCAAGATGGATGCCGAGGGGTCCAAGGCGAATAAGGGCTACATTGATGAGCTGACTAACGTGTTGCAGTATCACATTGCCACCCTGGTGGATAACCAGATTCCTGGTGTTGCACCATCTGCCCAGCGCGGTGGTCGCCCACTAAAGTCAATCCAGCAGCGTCTTGGTTCCAAGGAGGGTCGTATCCGTTATAATTTGCAGGGTAAGCGCGTAGAGTTCTCAGCACGCTCAGTTATCACGCCTGACCCGAATATCTCTATTGCAGAGCTGGGTGTTCCTATCAAGATTGCCATGAATCTGACTGTGCCTGAGCGCGTCACTGACTACAATCGTGACAAGCTCTATAAGCTGGTTCAGAATGGCACCGCAACCTATCCTGGCGCTAAGACTCTGGTGCGCGCTGATGGCCGCATGATTTCCCTCGCTCACGTGAATACTAAGGAGATTGTGCTCTACAGTGGTGATCTTGTGAATAGGCATCTGATGGATGGCGACATGGTTCTCTTCAACAGACAGCCTACGCTCCACAGAATGTCCATGATGGGTCACCGTGTTCGTGTCTTACCCTACAATACCTTCCGCCTCAACGTTTCTGCAGTGGCACCCTACAATGCGGATTTTGACGGTGATGAGATGAATGCCCATATTCCTCAGAGCTCTGAGGCAATCCAGGAGCTGCAGGATATTGCCGCGGTTCCCTACCAGATGATTTCACCCAGGCACCAGAAGCCAGTGATCAAGGTGGTTCAGGATGCTCTGCTAGGGTCATATCGTATTACGAAGCAGGGAGACACCTTTACCCGCCGTGAATATATGAATCTGATGATGTGGAATAAGCGGTTTGATGGAAATCTGCCTGAGCCACAGATTGTGGGTGGTGCCGCGCGCTGGTCAGGTCAGCAGGTCCTCGGCAATCTACTACCGCCCATCAATGCCGACCTGAAGAACAAGTTCTTCGATGAGGACTCTAATCCCAATAATTCCGTAAAAATCCGTGATGGAATGATTCAGGGTGCCGGTATCGTGGACGACGATATCCTGAACAAGACAGGTGTAGGTGTGGTCCATACTACGTTCAATGACTTTGGTGCTCAGGCAGCAGTAAATCTCATTGACTCTGTTCAGAGCACCATTGAGGCTTATCTGATCATGAGCGGCTTCAGCATCGGTCTCTCAGATCTAGTGGCTGATGATGAGACCCTTTCTCGCATGAATGACATTGTTCAGGCACGCAAGAAGGAGATTGACGAGATTGTTCTCCAGGTGCACATGGACGTCTTTGATAATAATACTGGTCGCTCCAATCAGGATGAGTTTGAGGGACAGGTCTTCGGTAAGCTGAATAAGGCCATTGAGGAGCTGGGTAAGCTGGGTCAGAAGGCACTTGCCCAGGAGAACCGTCTGATCAGCATGTTAAAGGCGGGTTCCAAGGGATCGACGATTAACGTTTCGCAGATGGTGGCCTGCGTTGGTCAGCAGAATATCGAGGGTCGTCGTATTCCCTTTGGCTTCACTGACCGCACACTACCTCACTACAAGAAGTTCGATGACGGTGCAGAGGCACGTGGTTTCGTGGAGAACAGTTTCGTAAAGGGCCTGACGCCTCAGGAGTTCTTCTTTCATGCCATGTCAGGTCGTGAGGGTCTCATTGACACGGCAGTGAAGACCGCAGAGACTGGTTACATTCAGAGACAGATGGTGAAGGCCATGGAGGATCTGGTGACGCAGCATGATGGCACAGTGCGTGATGCGCGTGGTGGAATTGTGCAGTTCCACTATGGTGAGGATGGCATTAGCTGCACGAAGGTGGAAGTTCTTGGTCTCCCCATTCATTCCATGAGTGACGAGGAAATCAGAAAGCTGGTTGGTCTCCAGGGAATCAAGTGGGAGGAGATTCTCACTGATGATGCTGGACGCTCTGAGAATGCGGAGATGATTAATGGGCTGGTGGACCAGGTAATTGCTGACCGCAACATGCTGGTGAATGGGGTCTTCCGTAATGGGCGCTCCAAGAGTCTAATGGGTCCCATGAATCTGGATCGCATGGTCATGAACTTGAAGATTAAGTTTGCAATCCAGGCAACTGCTAAGACTGATCTCACTCCCGAGTATGTGATTGAGCGTCTGAAGGACCTACAGGCACGCACTCTGCCCTTTCACAAGATGTGGGGAGCCATGCTTCGTTTCTACCTTGGACCTCATAGCTCCATTGTGAAGCACCGTCTAACTAAGGTAGCATTTAATGCACTGGTTGAGCAGATTCTTCTGAAGAACTGGTCTTCCTGGGCGCAGCCAGGAGAGCAGGTGGGTATTATTGCGGCCCAGTCAATTGGCGAGCCTGCTACGCAGATGACTCTGAATACGTTCCACTTGGCAGGAGTGGCTGCCAAGTCAGGTATGACGCGTGGTGTTCCTCGTCTCAAGGAGGTATTCAAGGTGACCAAGGCACCCAAGGCGACCTCGCTGAATATTGCTCTGAAGCCCGAGTTCCGCGAGGATAAGGAGAAGGCGCGCGAGGTCATTCAGGACCTGGAGCTCACTATGCTCCGTGACATTGTTACGACAGTGGGTCTATACTATGACCCGAAGGATGATGAGACGGTGGTCCCTGAGGACAGGAGCCTGATCGCCTTTTACAAGATGTTCGAGCAGAGGGAGCTTGGTATTAGCGGGGCTACTAGCGGAGCTACTAGCGGAGGACCAGCAGGAGGTGCTGGTTCTAGCCCTGCAGAAGCTCAGCAAGGCGAAGGGACTGTAGAGCCATTCAGCAAATGGATGCTGCGTATGGAATTCAACAAGGAGGCCATGTTCAACCGCAATATTACGATGGATGACGTGGCCTTTGTGCTGAATGAGAAGTTCAATAATACGATTGGCATGATCTACACGGACTTCAATTCCCAGAAGCTCATTATGCGTATTCGCCTAGACCGCGGAATTGATACTGATACCGACGACTACACAAATTTCAAGAAGTTCCAGGCACGACTTCTGATGACTGTTGCAATTCGCGGTGTTCCTGGCATCAAGGCTGCTTCCTTCAGCAAGTCAGAGAACCGCGTGGAGCTTGTGGAGGGTAAGCCTACCAAGGTGTCTGAATATCTAATTGACACGGATGGTAGCAACTTTATCGAGGTGATGAATCACCCCGCAGTGGACCCTACACGACTCTACACCACTAATGTCCACGACGTCATGGATGTCCTGGGTATTGAGGCTGGGCGTAATATTCTGCTGACGGAGATTGAGTCACTGTTTGCGGATGCAGGTGTGAATTACAGACACCTAGGCCTACTCATTGATAGCATGACTCGTAATGGTCGACTGATGTCAGTTGACCGCTATGGTATCAATAAGAATAATATTGGCCCTCTGGCCAAGGCTTCCTTTGAGGAGACGGAGAAAATCTTGCTGCGTGCAGCTCTCTTTGGTGAGATGGATCCTGTGACTGGTGTCAGCGCCAAGATCATGACTGGCCAGACAATGAATGGCGGCACCACATTCTCGCAGCTGCTTCTGGATGAGGCCGCACTGCTGAGGCTACAGAAGGGTCTACCCCCCGTGGCGGATCTGGACGAGGAGGATGTGGAGGACCTGGATGATGATGATATTGCAGAGGAGCTGGCGAACATGGGTGATGAGCGGTGCAATGCGGTGCGCCTACGTATGAATGCAGTGATGCCTGACGGCGATGTGGATTTGGAGGAGCCTGATGTGGTGTTCAATGTTCTAGAGTAGCCGCTGCAGTGAAGTAGGGCCTAAAAATCTAGGGCATACATTATATATACGAGATGATCTCTCTTTTTTCTGTTCTTACACTTCTTTCTCTGCCTCTAGATGTATATGCATATAATTTTACCCATTCTAGCAATTATATCAATAGCCTAAGCAACTATCATACCAGTCTAGTATCGAGTCCCTATCCTACCTTCCAGCAGTGGCAGGCCTTCTATGGTAAGGAGTATCTCTCTGCAACTGAGCGCGACTATCGTGAGTCTATGTATGATCGCAATGTCAGAAAGATTGCCAGACACAATTCCAGGGCGAACACGTGGACCATGGCAGTAAACCAGTTTGCTGATATGTCCAAGTCTGAGTTTGTGGCGAGATATCTAAATGGCGGTTACAACAATGCCACCCATCTGCGCCAGAAGAATTATAACTGGACCCTTCTTAATGGTAATTACTCTGCCCTACCTGCATCAGTGGATTGGACGACCAAGGGTGCGGTAACTCCTGTAAAGAACCAGGGCCAGTGTGGATCCTGCTGGTCTTTCTCGGCAACTGGTGCCCTGGAGGGTGCATGGTTTGTCAAGCGCCGCGTTCTAACAAATCTATCTGAGCAGCAGCTGGTCGATTGCTCAACGAGCCAGGGGAATCAGGGATGTAACGGTGGACTGATGGATTATGCCTTCCAGTATGCAATGGCAAATGGTCTGACCACGGAGGCTGCGTATCCTTACACTGCCACGGGACCCAATGCCTGCAAGGCCAAGGGGCTTCCTGTGGCAGTGAGAGCCACTGGTTTCACTGATGTGCCTACGAATTCCCAGCTGGCTCTGATGACGGCCGTTGTGCAGCAACCGGTCGCAGTGGCCATTGAGGCTGATCAGAATGCATTTCAGTTCTATTCTTCCGGTGTTCTAACGAAGCCGTGTGGAACCAGTCTGGATCACGGTGTTCTTCTAGTGGGCTATGGCACTCAGGGTGGTCTGGATTACTACAAGGTAAAGAACTCCTGGGGTGCCACGTGGGGTCAGGGAGGCTATGTGCTGCTAGGACGTGGTCCGAGCTACAATGGTAACCAGGGACAGTGTGGTATTCAGATGGATCCTTCTTATCCTCTAGTGTAAGCACGTATATAAATAATCATTAGATTTCTCTATTAAATATAGAAATCCAATGACCTTTCTCACTTACAAAAGACATGAGGCAAACTTGCAAGAGCGTTTTGGTAATATTCCAATAAGTGTTGAGCCAATTGGGCCTGTAGATATGTATTATACAGATGGTGATGCATGCCGCTCTATATTTAAGGTAATAATTGACCAATATACTACGGTCTATATGCCACAAATAATAACAACTGTTTGTTCTAAAGAGCATAAGGTTATATTAAAGGAGTGGATGGCGTATGTTAATACTAAGGAAAGATATTTGTGAAGCTAAGGGCTCCACCCTGTAAAGCAGGGCTAAACCCTGTAAAGCAGGGCTAAACCCTGTAAAGCAGGGCTAAACCCTGTAAAGCAGGGCTAAACCCTGTAAAGCAGGGCTAAACCCTGTAAAGCAGGGCTAAACCCTTTAGCAAGCGAAGGGCTAAAAGGACCCCAATAAATACAAGTATGTCTTGGCCTACAGTAAAACCCCCATGGAAACATGTCAAATGGCTATCGTGGCCTAAAAAAGACGGAGTTTCTATAAACTGGATATCTGGGCCAAATCCCGAGTGGAAGGATGAGAAAGAATCCAGGCAAACAACTAGGCTAGATACTTTGAAACAGGCCATTGAAGTCCTAGACAAGAATGAAGAATGGGAATTCTTAAAACGCACATCAAATCCCTATGAATTAGTATTTTCACAGAGCCAAGATCCGCGAATTCCTCAATCCATTTGCAGCCTCAAGCCTCTGAGTCGATCCTTTTTCAAGATGGTAGAAATTCTCACAGTTATGGATTTTTTTAAAAGACATACGAACAATAAGTCTGGACTAAAATCAGCCCATGTGTGTGAGGGGCCTGGTGGATTTATAGAAGCACTCATTTATTTATCATCCAAACAATCATTCACAGTTGAACATGCGTGGGCAATGACCTTGAGACCAACAAAGACAAATATCCCAGGATGGAAACGAGCCTATCATTTTCTAAAGAAATCACCAATGGTAAATATCGAATATGGCGCCGATGATACAGGCGATATCTTAGTGCCAATAAATCAAGGAGCCTTTCTGGAAAAGACACGCGCCAAGTGCCAGATATTCACTGCAGATGGAGGCTTTGATTTCAGTGAGCATTATGGAACTCAGGAGGAGGAAGTTCTTCCTCTTCTTATATCCTCTGTTCTTATTGGCCTACAAACCCTTTCACGCGGTGGTGACTTTGTTCTCAAAATATTCGACACTGAATCGAGAGCAACGACTGATTTAATTGCACTACTAGCATCATGTTTTGATCATTGGACGCTATATAAGCCAGGTCTGAGTAGACCCTGTAATGCAGAGAAATACTTTCTCGGCCGCGGATATAAAATTGCCCCAGGCTGGATTTTTAAGACGCTGGTAGAAATACGAAACGCATATGCTTGCGGATTCAAGCACATGACTTCCATTTTTACAGAAATTCCTAAGGACATTTCTTCAGATATTACCAGTCTTATTACATATTTCATGGACGAACAAGTTGCAGCATTAGATTATGCAATCTCACACAAGGAGGAATGGAATTCTAATTCAGAAATCCAATGGTCACAAATCCAAGATCATTCCGTGCAATGGTGTAAACAATTTCAGATTCCAACTCGCAACCTTGGCCTAGGGTCTGCCTTGGTAAATAAGACAAATCCTATTCCGTGGAATTTAATTGTGGCTTCACATAGGCATTTAGAAGATGCTGGCCCACCTGGATAGACGCTTCATGCTGAGATGCAGCGCCTGCACCCATCTTTTCCAGCATTCTAATCATTAAATTAAGAGACTGATGGTCGTAACCCTCTGGTCTAGTAATCATCTCCAGAATATTGGGATACTGTTCGCAGAATTCAGGAAATACTGCCTTCACATCATCAATACTGTGCTTATCCTGTAGCATCTTGCCAATCTTAAGGATATGATCCTTAATAAAAGCGGATCTCTCAGTCGCATTGAAGCGGGTGGGTTCAGTAGCCGCCTTCTCAGATAGCTGCTTAACTGACGTAGGATCCATGCCAACCTTATTCATCTTATTTGTAAAAGAAATCAAGAACTAGAAAAATCCCGCACGATAATAGATATGTCATTTCCACCAAAAAAACCATTTAATCCTCAAGTATCGAGTATCCCTGTATTAGACGCTTCTTCCGGAAACCCACGGGCGTTTCAAGATCCCAACTCTGTAGCATCTCTAGGCTTACGAATTCAGGCTTCTTCCGATCAGATAAAAGCAGATACACTCTATGATCCACCTCCATCATTAAACGAAGGGTTTCGTAATGAGCTCTACAGTCCATGGATTCTTGGAACAGAGGCATGTAAGAAAGAGGGATTTAAGGTTCGCCTAGGAAAATCAGCTGCAAATTTCAATCCTTCAAATAATATACGTGGTTATGTTGGTTTACTACTGCTAGGTTTTCTTGCAGTATATTTTTCGTTTAGAAAGGGTCGTTAAAATACTACGGGTAACATAGAATTGATGGAAGAAGATGCATGTATTGCAAAACTAAATGAATGGATTGCTAAGACTAAAAGGGAAGCATATGAAAAAAATATATATTCTCAAGAGTCTAGCACAACTGAAAATCCTGAAGAGCTTTTTGCATATAAAAGTAACCTGGAAGAACTAGCACAAAAGTTAAGTAGAGCAATTACAGATGAAAATACTGAAGCCCTAACAGCATTACATTGGCCAGATGAACTTATGGAGTGCATACGGAATATGGCAATCCGTGCAGAAATACTAGATTGCCTTCAACAATCCTTTACGATTAATCACTTTAACAAAAGCCCAAAACATGAAGCTGAATTAAGAAATGAAACGCCATTGTAGATATGGGCGGGTCACTTCCCTTTGATGAACAAAAAGGATGCCCACCAGGGTTCCACAAACGCAATTCCTACACATCAAAACTTGGTCATCGGGTTCCTCCCAGATGCGTAAAAGCACAGACAGTATATGCAGAAACCAGAAAACATTTCACACAACGTATGAAGCATAGACAAAATGCCAGACTAGAAGCTATTGGTAAGTCGCCTAATAAATCCCTTCACTGCCCACCAGGACAAGTTTCACGCAAGGGATATGTAAGAAGGTTTGGTTCAACTGTAATGCAGAAAGGTTACACTGTAAAGAAACATTCTGGCAAAGAATATCATATTAAACCTGGAAAGAAATCAGTATATGTTAAAGCCAGCTGTATAAAAGATAGAGGTGACCCCAAGGTAAAAGCTCCGGCTCCCGATAAGGTTATTGGATATCTGAGAAAAGGTGAATTAAAGAAGCATGGATATGTATATATTAAAGATCGCAAGGAAAGACATGACGCCCTTAAAGAGGCAATTAAAGAATTTGGAGCTCTAGGTGTTTATCACAAGTTAGACATTATTGCAAAACTTTCTAAATACAGAGTTCCTAAGGCTGCACGAGTCTTTAAGGAGGATCGTGATTGGGTAAGAAATAACTATGAATTACACATGTGATATGGAATAAAGCGTATCTCATCTCTGAATTATACTATACCTTGAAAATAAGAAGAGCTATGGATTCTACAAGAACCACAGCCCCTGTTATTGAAGAAAAATATCCAATACCTTATATTTTAGCATTTTTCTTAATAGCTATAGCTATTGGAATATTTTTATTAATTGAAATGTTTTCTGATATTTCTGAAATTAGAAATAACTGGTCAAAATATCGATGCCAGCCACAATATATGCCTTTTGCTGGGTTATTTGGAAAAAGTATTAATGAGAATTTCGAATTCTGCCTTCAACAGAAAATCCAAGATAGCACAAAGGGTATAACTGGACCATTTGCATCTGGCATGTTCGGATTTACTAATGTCCTATCAAACCTAATGGATTCTGCAAATTCGTTTCGTGTTATGCTTGCAACTCTAGTTGGAGGAATTATTAAGATTATAAGTGAATTTAAGGCTCGTATGACTGCCCTTATGGGTCGTGTAAAACTTACTGCAGGAAGAATGAAGGCAATGATGTATCGTATCTATGGAACAATGTTTGCGGTTGTCTATATGGGAATCTCAGCACTTACGGGCATACAAAATTTCGGAGACAGCTTTATCTTCAAATTCATTGATACATTTTGCTTTCCCCCAGAACAACCTGTGCTTCTAGAATCAGGTGAGGAAATTCCTATATCGGATGTCTTGGTGAATGATATTCTTCAAGGGGGGCACAGGGTCGAGACAATCTATAAATTCGCCGCAACAGGACAGACAATGGTTGAGTTAGGCTCAGGGATCCTAGTAAGCTCAAATCACTTTGTAAAACTCAATGGCTCCTGGATAATGGCCAAGGATCACCCTGATGCCAGGGTTGCCGAACCTTGGTCAGGTGGCCCAGAAAGACCACTCATTTGTCTAACAACCCACGATCATATGTTACCAATCGGTGACTATATGTTTGCGGACTATGATGAGACTGATGAAGCAAATGCTGAGACCCAGGCTTGGGTTGACACAGCAGTTAATGGGCGAAGAAGGCCAACACCGCATCCAGATATTTCTTATGAGATAGGTTGCCCATCGGCAACGATGGTTAAGACGTTAGCCGGTTTCAAACCCCTGTATGACATTAAGCTCGGCGAGAAAATAACTGAGCACGACACGGTTGTTGGAATACAAGTTTCTCAGATAAGCAATTTCTCAAGGCTTTCTAATACTCAGCGCATTGCACGAGGTGCACTCATATGGGATACCACAAAGAGTGAGTGGTCACGAGCATATTCGATGCTTCCTGATGCCATATCAGGTCCAACCGAAGTAATTGCATTGTTTGTTTATCCCGGTGCTAAATATGAGATACAAGGTGGATTCATTATACGCGATGCCATGGAAGTATATAGTCCAGATACGAAGAAACTCTATGCAGAGGCCTTAGTAAGGTAGGTATACGCTGCAGCTTAAAATATGATAATGCTAAGTTACAATAGATGGAGGCAAAATACCTCTTTGTAATTCTTAATTTAGCATTATTATTTGGACTATTAATTATATTTGGAGATTCTTCACGAAAAGATGTAATGACTCATTGGTCTGAACGCCGCTGCGACTTTGATGTTCTACTGGCATCCTTCATGTATAAACCAGAAACTGATTCGCGCACATCTTCAGAATTTGCGGCGGATAATTTTAATTTCTGTATTTCATCGAAATCAACAAATTATTTAAAATCTATTTTTGGCAGTCTATTTGGGGTCCTAGAAAAACAAGTGGGTGCAACTGATATTCTAACAGAAGTATTCAAGGTTCAGCGAATTACATTACAATCAATCTATTCACCATTTTCTACACTAATGACTAAATTTTTTGCAAAATTTAAGGGAATTGGCTCACTCGCTTCCAGAATATTTCAACACTTATACATGGCAATGAAAAAAGCGGCTGCCACTGCAGTTGCTTCTCTTTTTATGGCGATTTCGATGCAAACTGTATTTATGAATTCTATTGATTTTATAATAAAAGTAATTATGATTGTTCTTTATATTTTAATGGGCCTTGCATTTATCTTTTTTCTACCAATTCTACCCTTCCTAGTTATAGTTCTTATAACAGTTGCGGGAATTGAAACTGCACTACCAGGATCTACTGGGCCAATGGGTGCCGTATTTTGTTTCGCGCGAGATACTCCTGTTATACTAAAGAATGGTGATCTACAGCCCATAAGTGGATTGAAACCAGGAGATATATTGCATGATGGTATTCTAGTTCAAGCAGTTGTCAAAGTCCCTGGAGAGAAACTTTATAACATAGATGGCATCTTAGTTAGCGGATATCATTGCCTGTATCACGAGGGTGAAGTCATATATGTGAAAGACCATCCGAGAGCGGTTCAATCTCTACTAAGAGAACCCACCCTATGGACTCTTATTACAAATAAGCGTGAAATTCCAGTTATGGGCCTCCAAGGGCCGTTGCGATTCTTAGATTGGGATGAGATTCCAGATTCCAGAGAAGCCGAGGCGGCCTGGGACACCGTGGCAAATGGAATCTTAAATAGTGACTACGTCTTAAACGGTGCACACAATAATAATTCAATGGTTCCCACATCTGCTCCATGCTTAGATCCTTGCCTGAAAGTCTTCATTCACCAGGGTGGCTGGCGTTGTCTGCGAGAGGTAAAGGTAGGTGATCAAATTCGTGATCATATTGGCTGGACAAGGGTTACTGGAATTTGTGAGCGCACCGTTCACACTGCAATTGGAAAGCAGGATAATCGTATAACAGATGGCCTTTGGTTTCTAAATCGCAATGGAACATGGACACATCCGCGCGGTTTAATAGAGAATGTGACATGGACGGGACTACAATTTATTACGGAATCAGGGAGTTTTAGGCTACAGATAAATTCATCTAGTGAACACATTGTGCGCGATTTTACTGAGGTTGGTTCTGAGCAGATACTTGAATCTCATGCCCGGGTCGAAACCCTTCTTGAGAAGAAGGATTAGGCTCCGCCGAAACCCTTCTTGAGAAGAAGGATTAGGCTCCGCCGAAACCCTTCTTGAGAAGAAGGCACAGTAACCCTCTTCAGACTAGAAAGTCAAAGGGTCATACCAAATAAAAAAGATGCGGACAAAGAAGAAGATGAAGCAGTTAATGTTTCTAGGCGGAATGATTCTCTTAGTAATTGCCGCAATGCTAGTTTCCAGCAGCAGCCTAATAAGAGGTGCAACTCAGGATGGATTTGTATCCTATTACCTGGAAAATGCCGGCGGCGCCAAGAATTCCTATGCAAAGATGGGACCCTTTGATGGAGTAAGCCTAACCTGTCCGGATGGAGTAAGCAAGTGGAAGTGTAATACTCCCAATGAGCCTCTGAATGGCCCTGCGTTTCAGCCCGGCCCCGATTCCCTCTTCATGTTCAAGAATAACCAATGCAAGCCCGAGTGCTGCCCTTCTTCCTTTGCCTGCGACGGTGGTTGTGTCTGCACGACTCCTGACCAGCGCCAGGTAATTGCGACCCGTGGTGGTAATCGCACAACGCCTGAGGATTCCCTATAAAGAAAAAGACAGGCCATATATGTCATTATAAAGTATCAAATCTTGATATTTTATAATAACTTGAAATAGATATGAACAGCACGGTTCAAAGAATGAATAGTCTAGTTGCCTTGCCAACAAATTCAGTTAGAAATCTAACTAAGTCAAGTTCCCTTTTTGGCACATCTGCTACACCTTCCAGTATGAATACACCTCTAATGTGGTTTATGGGATTCTTTGTGTTAGCTCTCTTCTTATTTTACTATTATTACAGTTACTTTTCAGATGCGATTGAATCCATGACAGATCAATTAAATCTATGGCTCACTGGAAATGGTGGACCACCTGAAGTAAAGCAGACAGATATTCCAACTGCTCTACCTGTTCCCCCACAGGATGATGCAACTACACAACGTAGTGGAATGGAAAAAGTAGTAGATAAACTGCTTCCTCCGGCCAAGGAAGTCTTTACAGTAAGCAAGAATGACTATACCTACTATGATGCTGCACCTCTATGCAAGGCTCTTGGTGCTGAGCTAGCAACATATGACCAGGTGAAGCAGGCATGGCAAAAGGGTGCCGATTGGTGTAACTATGGATGGGTAAAGGGCCAGATGGCAATATATCCTACACAGAAGTCAAGCTATGAGGAACTGCAGGAGGGGCCAGACGACCAGAAGGGGGTATGTGGAAAGCCAGGTGTGAATGGAGGATTCTTTGATAATCCTGAGCTGAAATTTGGCGTAACATGTGTAGGAAAGAAGCCATCTCAGAGCCAGCATGATGCAAATGCCATTGCGTCTGGATCTACACGCCCACTAACAGCATCTGGCATTGAATTTGAGAAGAAGGTTCTGAGATTTAAGGAGGGTTCTGATAGCTTAGGCATCCTTCCATTCAATAAGGAGCACTGGGGGTCCTAAACGCTTTACGCTTTACGCTTTTTTAAAAAAAGCGAACCAAAAATAGCTTTTAGAAAAAAGCGAACCACTCACCCTTGAATAATTACCCTAAATCTAATACAGTGACCAGTTCCTCCTAGAAAGAATCTCCGTTGTCACCACCTCCTCCTCACCCTCATCCTCCTCATCGGCTTCCAGAATTTTCTGGGTCATTGCGCCAGGTGGTCCAGCAGTAACATCAATCCAGCAATAACAGAACTCCTTAAACAAGTAGTCAAATGCCGTTCCGACTACAGAACAATGCGACCACTCCTCCAGGAAATCATTGAAGGCAAAGGTATCAAGGGTAAACTCAAAGGTATCACGATCCTCCTTAAAATCACGATGCCCTGGCTCTGGTCCCTGCAAGGAATACTTGTCAGCATCACGCCTAGTCGTATCAATCATATAACAGAGTTGAAGGAACTTCCTGGAAATGAGCTGCTCATTAGTATTCCACTTGTAGCCGACACGCTTAATCAATTGGCTTAGGCCATCATAGAAGAAGTGCAGAACTGCTTCTTCCATGGTTCCCTCATTAGTGCCCTTGCCCACATATACGATCTGCTGCTTCCAGTTAGTAAAGCTAACAGATGCCATACTAGAATATATAGATACTCGTGTGCTTATTATACGGGTGACGGCCCTTTCAATTTTTTGAGTCGTAGCGACGTGGTAGATGCACCGCCACGCTGTAGTTTAATATGCTCTAGGTATTCCTTAGTGAGTTTTTCGGGATTTGGAAATTCAGGGCGGGCCTTAAAAAAAGAGAGAGTCGATTCGTGAAGTGCCTTCATTGTTAAACCAGGGGTTACCTTTTCTTCTTGTAACTGTAATTGACCACCGGAGATTTGTATTACGGCATTTGGCATTTGATATTCTTTTAATAATCCGCCAATTTGCTCCTCATATGAATCGCGTTGTTTGCGAGCATTTGTCACTTGTTTCTGAAGTGTGGTAGTTAAATTATCATAGTGCACCCATCCACGGACATTATGTGCAAGAGCTTCTTGATTCATTTATTAGGGCGTGGTATTTATAAGAGATTCTGCTAACGCGGCTATAGGCGTAGCCATTGCCATAGGCGTAGCCATAGGAGTAGCCATACTAGTCATAC